ATACAATGATTTTTTTATCAAAGTAAAGATTGTACATTGTGAAAAACAATTGTACAAAAGATGATGGAAGTATTTCACACATCCCTAAAATAAAAAATAAATATTTTTGGAACATAGCCTTTGGACCCCATTTTTTACAATCTAAAGTCAAAAAATATTTTTCCCAATTTTTTGCACCTCTCATGTTAGTGTTTTCAAAAAGCATAGAATGTATGCTCATAACTCTTTTATTCGAAGGTGTAGAAATGATTTCATTCTCAACCCCTTTGCACATATGCTTAAACATTTGTTCTAATGGTTGCTGGAAAAGTTTAGTATATAATGTCATCACAAAAATTTCTCTTTTACCTTTCCATTGAACTTTATCTACCACATGGAATATAAGCTGTACTTCACCAGTTTTAGAAATCTTCTTTTTGAAATCTATTTGTAATTTCAGAATATCTTTAAAAGATTTTTTAACATTTGCTGCAATTTTTAATATGTCCAGACCTTCTTTAATGCTGGTTTGCATGTCATTATCTAACTCTTTAATTAAATCTTGAGCAACAACCTCATGACCTTTCCTTCCAAAAAAAGAATTTTCAAAATCAAAGCCATAAAGATCATTTCCTCTCATTCCTGAACTTGTATTTATATCAGTATAGGGTTGGCTTAATACTCTTGACCATTTTGAATGAATATCTGAAACCTGCTTTTTTGCTTTAAGATCATTTGAATATTTTAATCCTAAATTATAACAATACTTGCTAGAGAATCCAAACTCACTTGCAAAAATGTTGGTTTCCGTATCAAAATTCTTTTTTACATCATACATTGTCTTTGGACCAGTATTTGTATTGTCATAGTCTGTATAACTTTTATGTACATCCATCATTTTAGTCAAATTTATAGATTGTTCAATTTTTTGATTATAAGGAGCTTTAGTCATATTAAATGTGTTATATAAAAGGAAAACAAAATCAGTAACACCAATCATGTCCTCACCTGTAAAAATATTTACACATTTAGTTTTATAGTTGCTATTTATGAAAGGCATTATTTGATCATTAAAATTTAAATAATTAGTGCGAAAGCTGTCTACCAATGCTCTTTGTATTGCATCTTGAGGTACTATAGTCATATCTTTTAATAATGTTTTAATGTCAGATTTTACACCCATAAGATTGGCAATCGAATATCTCAAGTTTGCAAAATATTCTTCTGTAGATCTTCTGTTATTTATACTTAGCATTATTGAAAATATCAAATTTTTTTCAGAAGTTTCTCTTCTTTCTTTCAATGATCTTGTTTGATAATTCACATAATGACACAAAGATTTATAATTCATAAAAGGAGCATCAGCTAATATCTTTTCATCTAAATTCATCCAAGGTGTGTATATGTAAAGTTGACCTAAATAATTAAAAAAAGATGAACTTGATGAGAACAAATTTTTGTGATCTTGGAAAAAACTAGGCACCCTATGCATTATTCTGTAAGATCTGGATGTATTTAACTTGAACATTTTTTTACCACCTCTCACTAAAAGTAATGTATTCTTTCTTCCACAACTATCTGCTAAAATTTCATTGCCATTGGCTCTACATTGAGAAAAATATAAAAGAACATAGCCAAAATTAGATATAAATTCCATGACATTGTATACATTCTTTTTTAGGTATCTTTCTGTACTAGAATTGTGATCTTGCATCATGATGTTTTTCAAAGATTTTAACTCTTCACTATCTTTCCCTACATTTAAAAGATTTGATATTATTTCTTTTATATCTTCTTCATCTTCACCCTTTTCACAGATTAAATAGTCATAAACAGAATTCATAAATTCAAGACACTGCTGAGAAAATGAGTCATCAACACCTCTTATAATACCTGAAGAGTCATTTTTGGTTTTCCATGAAGTTTTAATTAAACTTTCAGTGTAATTTCTACTTCCTAAATTGATAATAATTTCAGTTCTCAAATTTTTCTTTTTTGATGAAACCTCAGATGCTATCTCTTTGCTTATATTTTTATTTTCATTTATAAGGTCTGTTAAAGTTTTGTCATTTTTATGATCATTGTATTTTACAAATTTACCAAATGTTTTAATCATATAATCAGAAATCTTCTTAGTAATTGAATTCTTTTTTTCAATAAGTTCCATACTCAGAGAAACTTTATCTTTGAAAGATCCATTTTTTATTTTATTTACAACAACCCTGGTGAATTCATCAACACACATCAAATCTAATAATTCTTGGTCAACATCTATTTTTTTATTAGTTCTTTTATTACAATCAGTAAAGGGTAAAATAAAAGGATTTTTTGGCAAATTGCATCCTATAGTTTCTTCTTTGAACTTTTGTTCATCACACCAACCTTTAAACGCATCATCAACACTTTCTTTGTTCACATCTTGCAGATAAAGCATCGTTTTTGGATTATTGGTAGGATCATCATATATCTTTTTCATGTCATTAAAATCTATCTTGTCATAATTGTACACAAATTTCTCATCATCTGCTTGATCTAAATAAATTTGCTTTGCCACCTTACATTCTGAATGATTATTGGGTATTAAATCATAAGATGAATCATATTTTTTTATTAAAGTAACAAAAGGCCCTACATCTGTAACAGGAATAACATTTTCTCCAGTTTTTATAAATGAATGCATCAAAATCTCATAATAATCTTGAGATATAAACATATTTTTTATTTTTTCAACTGAGATTGAAGATTTCTCTGTGCTGAATTTTATTTTTTTCATTCTTTCAACAATAAGACAGATTTTAGAATTATTATGCATAGTTTGTAAAGATGATCTTAAATCATCAAAATTTAATTTTAAAAGATCTAAAGATTTCTTGTTAAACTTATTTACAATGCTTGTATCAGATTCACCTTCACAAATATTATAAACTAATGCTAAATCCTTCACAACCTTGTTATGTTGATCTCTTACAAATTCTCCTAGAAGATCTCTTCTATTATCTTCTTTTGTAAAATTTATAAAAGATATTTCATCTAATATTCTTAAATCTTTTACATTTTCTCTAAAACGGTGCATTAGAATATTAAATTTTGTTATATCAAATTCAAATATTGTTAAGAAAGATAAGATATCATTTATGTTTGTCCTCCAGTCAGATGTATCAAGAAACACAGGAATGAATATAACATTTTTCTTTGTGATCAATTCAAGTTCTTCCAACTCTTTATTATAGAGGTTGCTATTCCAACCTCCTTTCTGTTTTTCAGACTTTCTTATGTCATTTGTCACTGAACATTCAAATACAAATATAGTATCATCATGATTCAAAATGTAATCTGGAGTTTTTTCTGTTTCAACACCAAAGTCTTTAAGTTTGTGGTCAGTTCCAAATTCACTTTTAAAAATATCATCTCTTCTAAAAGAAAGCAAGAAAATAGAGAAAAATAAATCATGTCTAAATTTGTTAGCATGGTCAACAAGATTCCTGAAGCATGCTTTTTCACTAGGTAAAAACCCATTATTAAAATATTTTTCAGATACAGAACTTGTTCCTGTTGTTAATTCTAAATAATTTTGAAATAAACAATCAAGATTTGTTTCATTGACACTTATACCTAAAGAATTAGTATAGAGACTTAGAGCCCTATTTAAGTCCCATAAATTTTCATTAAAAGCAGTAATACAAATGTGATTTCTCTCATTTTTCTCTCTTATTTCAATATCATAATCATCTTCTATCATTACATCCCAATCCATTTCACCTTCATCTTCTGACCAATGTATTTCATCACTGGCTTTATATTTATTTTCTTCAACAAAAGCATCAACACTTTCAAAGAATTTTTTATCTTCTTCTTGTTTCTCTTCTAAATTATCTGTAGGTAAAAAAATTGTTTCACTTTCATTATGGTAAAAATCAATCATTTCTTCCTTATTTAGATTTAGGTAATCAAAAAGATCATCTTCTTCTTTATCTTTCCCTTCATTTTCTCTTAAATAATCCTCTGCATTTAAGGCAATACAATTATTACAAAAGTTACCATATGTAAAATTGCTATCATTAAAAAGAATTTCACATCTTGAGCATTTATCTCCTTCTTCATAATTTCTTACTATTTGATCCCCGCACAATGGACATTTTGCATTACAATCTAGACACCTCTCAAAAAAACAACCACATCCATCTTCATAACAACAATCAAATCCTATTACACCACAATCTTCACAAATATGTTGACATGTTTTTGTCTCTATATTTATTGTTTCATCTTCATAGTTGTTCTGTAAACATGAAGGACAGCAATTATCTTCACAAATATTACAGTCAAAAATGCATAAATTGTGTTCACAAAAATGATTGCAAAACTCTTTAATAGAAATATTGTCATCATCTGAATCATACTGTTCATCCTCCTTTGATTTGTCAA